AAAAAGTGAGAACCAATTATTGTAAAGTCTTTTCTCTGAGTCTTTTTGTGAGTCATGCGTAAGGTATTCCGTTACGGCGTTGTACATTCCCCAAGCCGTTCCTTTAGCTGACTTAAGATTTTGCCCAGCACCGTTCTCGAAAAGCTTGGCGATGATTTCTTGAGTCTTTTTAGTTCTCAAAGCCTCGCGCTCTGTTCCATCATCATTAAGCTCGAACACTATATTGACATAGGCCTCTAATTCTTTTTGTCCAATATTTCTAGAAGCCAGAAATTTATACTGCTCCGCTGTTGCCTCAAATTTAGCGTCGTAAGCGTTAATAATATCTTGGATCTTATCTAGATTGGTTTTCATTTGAGAGCTATGTCTTACTCTTAAAATTTGTGAGCGGCTATCTGAAAGCGATGCGGAAAGTGTGTTATTACAAACAACTCGAACCGGAGTAAACCCGACACGAACCGCCATTGTTCCGTCGTGGCTATTTGAGAGCAGCAGATTCTTTTTCACTAAATCGCCGCCACCAACGTCAATCGGGGCTTTATTTAAAGACGCTAAAATCCAAACTACCTTTCCTTCTTTTAAAGAACCAGCAGTTTCAAATGAAGCTAATCCACTATCCACGAATGGATTGAAAAACTTGAAGGCGTCCTCATTTTGAAGTGGATGAAAAGACTCTCTCATAATTGACAAGGCTTTTAAGTTATCACTTCGGACTAAAGCTTTATGCCCAGGAATACGATAATGCTTTTGCTGATAGTGGTTAAAGCTGTAGACCTGCTCCTCTATTACAGACCAATTAAGGCCAGCTAATTTGATAGCGTCCTCGGCGGTTGGGGCTGTGTCTACGATCTTACCTAGCCCGTGCCAAGGGGTTTGACGAACTGAAAACATTGATTCTACTAAATGAGCCATGTGGTTTTCTCCTTTTATTTTAAAGCCAGATAAAGTTTTATCAGTGCTTCAAGTTGGGTTAATAGTGCTGCATCATTTTCATTTTTTATGATTTCTGCGAGACGTTCTTTAGTTAAAGACGCTGGATTGTCTAATTCATCGTCTGTCGCCATTGTTGACCTAGAACATTCTCCGATCAGAATTTCTCGTCGATTTTGAAGTTGTTTGAAAAAAGGGCTGTTCATGTGTGGTTGCTCCTTATATATACATAATATCACAGTGCGGCCAAAAGTAAATAAAAAAATAAATATTTGTATGGCCTAACATAAACATATAGTCTTTAAGACTAAAGATAGAGGTATTACATGAAAATATCAGTCCATAAAGTAGAGATCGTCCCAATAGATTCTCTTAAACCGCACCCAGGAAACTATAGAGCACATGGCGAAGATCAGCTAGCCCACATTAAGCATAGTATAAAAAAGAATGGGCAATACAAAAACATCGTCATTGCTAAAGACAGCACAATACTTGGCGGTCACGGTGTCTGGGAAGCTTGTAAAGCTCTAGAAATGACAGAGGTATCTGTAGCCCGTCTAAATATAAAACCAGGCGATGTAGCGGCTATGAAAATCCTAACTGGTGACAACGAATCATCAAAATTAGGCATAGTAGACGACAGACTCCTTTCGGAAATTCTAAAAGACATCTCAATGGATGTCGAGGGTCTTTTAGGTACAGGTTTTGATGAAAAACAGTTAGCAAATCTAGTATTTGTCACAAGGGATTCTAATGAATTAAAAGATTTCAGCGCGGCGGCAGAGTGGGTGGGACTACCTTCTTATGAGGAAAGGGATGACACTAAAAATAAATTACCTATCATTGAAATAAAATTCAAAAATGCAGAAGATAGAGAACAGTTTGCGAAACAAATTGATTTAAGAATTAAATCAAAGATAGGTGATAGAAAATGGTCAACAACTTGGCCGTTTGAAGAACGAAACGACGTTAAATCGGTAAAATTTAAGGTGAAAAAGAAGTGAAACACTCTATTTTCGACTTCCATAAAGAAGCCCACTTTAAAAATTACTTAGATCAGGTAAAAAAATTTAGGGATTTCGATATTGAAAAGGCATTCTCGGTAGGTAATATCGCTATTAAATATTATTCTGGAAATTCTGAGTTAAGAGAATTGATGGTAAGCAATCAGAACTTAGAAAACAGGTGGTATGATTCCCTCAATAAAGGGGAGCCGGATTATTCAGTTTACAATGACGACCATTTCATAAGCGACGTATTTGCTTGCTGGGTGGTATATTCAAGAAAATATCTCCTATCTCTAAGGAATAAAAAAGCAACTAAAAGTGGTAGTATCGTAGATATTATAAGTAATAACGTAAAAAAAATTGCTGATATAGGTTGTGGCATTGGATATACAACAAAGGCTTTGTCAGAATTATTCCCTAAGTCGTTTGTGTACGGTACGAATATAAAAAACACGTTTCAGTATTCATATTGCGAGGAAATTGGTAACCATGTGTATGAAGAAATCCAACCAAATACAGATTTAATTTTCGCATCAGAATACTTTGAACACATCGAAGATCCAATTAAACACCTTAGTGATATTGTAACTAAAGCAAACCCAAAATATTTCATAATTGCAAATGCTTTTGGCTCTAGGTCAGTTGGGCATTTTACTACTTTTAAAGTAGGCGCAGATAATATTTCTCACAAAAAAATTGGGCGGTTATTTAATAAAGCTCTAAGGGGCCATGGATTTGCACAAGTAAAAACAACCCTATGGAATAACAGACCTTCAATTTGGATAAAAGAATGACACCAAAATATCCTATCTATGTAATTTCAAAAGGTAGAGCAGATATTTGTTACACAGCAAATTTCTTAATAAAAGACGGCACCCCATTTCATTTAGTTGTAGAGCCACAAGAATTTGACCAGTACGCCGAGAAATATGGAGCTGATAAAATTTACGTTCTTCCATTTTCTAATCTAGGGCTAGGCGGGATACCGGCAAGAAATTGGGTTTGGGAACACGCGAAGGCTGCGGGGCATGAAAGGCATTGGATTCTAGATGATAATATTAGAGACATAAAAAGAAGATATAAGGCTTTTAGAATTGAGTGCGATAGCAATACTGCGTTTAAAGCGTGTGAGGATTTTACGGATCGTTATGAAAATATTGCGATTGCTGGGATGAATTATTCGATGTTTGTACCAGATCGTTTGAAAATTGCACCATTCTTTTTGAACAATCATGTGTATTCTTGTCTGCTAATAAAAAATGACCTGCCTAATAGATGGCGTGGAAGATACAACGAAGACACCGACTTGTGTCTACAAGTTTTAGCTGACGGGTGGTGCACAGTTCTATTCAACGCCTTTATGATTAATAAAATGAAAACCATGACAATGAAAGGCGGCAATGCCTCAGAGCTTTACAAAGGTGATGGCCGACTTAAAATGGCTAGATCACTTGAGAGGGCTTGGCCGTACGTTGTAGGTGTAGATAGACGATTTGATCGCCCCCAGCATAAAATAAGAGATGAATGGGGTAAATTTGACACACCACTAAAAAGAAAATCAAACGTGGACTTTAAATCCATGCCTAAGACAAACGAGTACGGGCTGGAACTCACCCAAGTAGGTGAAACAATTAAGAGCGACTTTATAAAGGGTCTAGTCAAAAGCTCTAAAAATGATTAAAAAATGAGCATTTTAATTGGTTTACATCCAAACTTTTGTTGAATATAAATAGAACAAATAAAAAACGCCCAAGGGTGAGTTGAGCGTTTCGGGCCAGTTTAAGGCCACCGATTTGACAGAATCGGATGTGACTGTTCTACAGAAAACATCCATAAAAATCAACGGTTATTTTAAGTTTTTTTAAGGGGAAAAATGAAAAAAACTATCTATAAGATTAACGTCCTGAATTTTGATAAATACAACTCAAAACTTAAAAAAGGCCATAAGTGCGTATTGGTATCGACAAACTTTCTCAGTGATGCCAAGATACGAAGTCTATCGCCAGTCACTCGATTGTTATATCTGTCTTGTATACTTGTCGCAGGGGAGTCAACGAATAGTCAAATAGAAGTCAGTCACGAGTCACTTACGTTTCAAAGCGGAGTCAAGTCAAGTTCAATTCAAAGTCAACTCGACCAGCTCCAATCATTACAGCTACTTACATACGATAAATTCGATCCTCTTATAAATAGAATAGAAAAGAATAGAATAGAAAGTAAAGGAATAGAAAAGAAGGGAAGGGAAAGCAAATCGACTAAAGTCGATCCCCCCTCAAATGATTTTTCTTTGAAAATACAAGAATCACTTCCAGAAATAAAAACTCATAAACTTATCGAAATTTGGAATGATTACTGCGGATCACTTTCTAAAGTTTTAAAATCAAGCCCTGGACGTAATAAAAAAATAAATGTTGTTTGGAAAGAATTGAACGAGGCTGAGTGGATTGAAGTGATTAAAAAAATAGCAGCCTCAGATTTCTGCAACGGTAAAAATGACCGTGGTTGGAAAGCCAACTTTGATTTTTTAATAAAGCCTGGCACCTGGTTAAAAGCCCAAGAGGGAGTTTATGACGGTAAGCGTGGGCAATACGGAATGACAGAAGATGGTCGTTATATAACCAATGCCGTTAAAAGATCGCATAATAATAAAATCATGATGGAAAAATACTTAAAACCACAAGGAGCGGAAAATGAGCAAATCACAGATGTTGGCCCTGATTCAGTTGATAGCTGAATGTCACGAGGCTGAGCTTACAGAGGCCCGTGCAGCGATGATCGAGAATGACCTTAGAGGATTTCCTTTAGATCAAATCAACGCAGCATGGACTAAGTACAGATCAATACCAACGAATCGAAGGATGCCAACAGCAGCAGAGTTGATTCAACATATTCCTGACGGCCATCCGACCGTTCAAGAGGCTTGGGCAATGCTCCCAAGAAACGAAGACGACTCGGTTATCTGGACAGAAGAAATGCGCTCATCTTACGGTGTAGTTAGAGCAATGATTTTAGAAGGCAATAACGGAGCATTTTTTGCATTTAAGTCAACCTATGAACCATTAGTATTAGAAGCTAGAGCATTAAGAAAAAAGCCAAATTGGAGTCCATCTTTTGGATTTAACAAGTCTGGTAGAGAGGCGGCTTTAGTGGAAGCGATTGAGAAAAAAAGATTGTCTCTCGAAACATCTTTAAAATATTACCCAGAGCTTGAATATTCTCCAAATTACGAAACATTAGCTTTAACTTATGGCGGAAAAGATATATTAAAAATATCACATGAAAATAAAGGTAGACTTAAACAACTGACCACAATAAAACAAATGGAATAATATGAATCAAACCACCGATACAAAAATCATATTTGCTCCAGAGGATTATCAAAATCACTGGAATGAAAACATCCCCGATGAAATTTATCACGCCGATAAAACAGCGGTAAATTCTAGCTCGTTACGAAAAATGCCGAAGTCACCATTTGCTTTCTACTCAAGTTTTTTTCTTGGAAAAAATGAGGAGCCATCAGAGTCAATGAAGTTTGGAACATTAGCACACATGGCTTTATTGCAAGGGTCTAAGTTCAAGGAAAAATATGTTGTCATTCCTGAGTTCGTCGGACCAACCTTAAAAGGCGAGATGAGCACTCAATCAAAAGCCGCGAAGGAAATGAAAGCTGCATGGCTAAAAGATCAGCCACCAGATACAGTTTTCTGCACGGAGAAGGATAAGGAAAAAATAATCGGAATGATAGAATCTGTTTTGTCACATGGCAAAGCGGCTGAATTATTAAAAAACGGTAAACCTGAAATTGCAGGATACTGGAGAGATAAGGAAACAGGAATCAGATGTAGGATGAAGGCTGATTTTATTTCTTTTGATCTCGGAGTTCTACTCGATGTTAAAACAACTACCGACTCGTCGTGGTTAGAATTTAGAAGATCGGTTGAAAAACACCGATACGATATTCAGATGATGATGTACGATGATGGCGTAAAAAATATTGTCGGTAAAAAATCAGTCCATAGAATTTGGATGGCAATAGAATCTAAGCCACCGTATGAGGTTAGACTACATGAAGTAATACCGGAGTATGAAGCCACTGGGCTTTATGAGTATCGCGCATCTTTGAGAAAAATAAAAGATTGCGTCGAGAAAAATAATTTCCCACAAGGACAACTAGACATTGAGTTTGGCAGAATGAGCACACCTTTCTTTAACCACTATAACGATATAGGAGCATTTAATGACATTACAGCAAATTGAAACAATCGAGAGTAATATTCCGATGGAGATGCCGATGCATGACGTTTCCATTACAACTAACGTTGAACAAGCCAGGGCGATTCAAGAAGTTCAGGCACAAATGATTATCGCCAAAAAGTTTCCACGCGATGAGACCGCTGCTTACAATTCAATTATGAAGGCTTGCGAGAGGGTATCGTTAGCAGAGCAAGCGGTGTACAGATTTCCAAGAGCGAAGCAAACGGTCGAAGGTCCTTCGATTAGACTTGCTGAAGTTCTAGCGATGAACTGGGAAAACATGGACTACGGCTGGGAAGAACTAGAACGATTAAATGGTCGATCAAAGTGCATGGCGTACTGTTGGGACAAGCAGCGCAACAATCGTAAGGTTATTAAATTTGAAGTGGAGCATTGGATTGAGGTCGGAAAGCAAGGATCTAAGTCTAGGAAGACTCTGACTGACCCGCGAGACATCTACGAGCAATGCGCTAATCAAGCCTCTAGGCGCATGAGAGCTTGTATCCTTGCGAATATACCAGGGGACGTTACCGAAGCCGCTGTAAAGGCTTGTAAAGCGTCACTAGCGCGTGGTGATAAGTCTATTCCGATTGAGGATAGAATCAGGTCAATGGTGGTGCAGTTTAATAAGATAGGCGTTTCGCAGGAAATGATCGAGGAGAAGTTAGGACACGCGGTGTCGTTAATGACTGGTGAGGAAATATCCGATCTTATTCCTATTTACAAATCACTTTACGATAAGCAAGCCAAGAGGAGTGATTTCTTTAACACCGGAGAAATCGAGCAAGAATTGAAATCAAGTCTGAATGAAAAACTATCAGCCAAAAAAGAGGAAGTTCAATAATGAATCAACTAACCATCATCGAGAAAATGAACCCAATAGAAATCTTTAGCAGCGGTCAGCTTGATTCTATCCTGGATAAAATTAAGGAAGAAGCAACAGCACAGCCACAAGATACATCCACAGAAAAAGGAAGAAAAGAAATTGCTTCAATGGCTTATAAGGTCTCAAGGTCTAAAACCCTGATAGACGATCTTGGTAAAAAACTAGGGGAAGAAGCCCAGAAGACATTAAATAAAATAAATGCCGAGAGAAAAAAGGCTAGAGAAAATCTTGATAAATTAAAAGACGAAATCAGGTTACCGCTTACCAACTGGGAGCTAAAAGAAAAAGCTCGAATTGATAACCATAACAACAGTATTATGTTGATGCAGAGTATAGCGTTTTCAAATGAGAATAAGACACTCTCATCGAGCGACATTCAAGTAAAAATAGATCAGCTTAATAATATTATTGGGAATAACTTCGAGGAAATGTCGGATCAGGCATCGAGGGTATTTGATTCTTCTATGAAGATTCTAGTTTTCACAAAAGAGGCGGCAGAAATAAGAGAAAAGGAAAGAGCTGAACTTGAGGCATTAAGGGCTAGAGAACTTGAAAGATACAAAGAGGAGCAAGCTCTTATAGAATTAAAAGAGAAAGAACATCGCCTAAAAAGAGAGGCCGAAGAAAAGATTTTTAGAGAGAAAGCTGAAAAAGAAAATGCTGACAGAGTAGAAAAAGAGACCCTAGCAAAAATCGAGAAAGCAAAACAACAAGCAATAGCAGCAGAGCAAGCTAGGATTTTAAAAATAAAAACTGATGAGGCGGCAGAGCAAGCCAAGAGAGAGTCGAACAAAAAACATATTGCCAAAATAAATAATGAAGTTCTTGGCTGTTTAATTCAAATGGGATTTGACGAACCAACTGGTAAAAATATTGTTACCGCCATTGTTAACGGTAGAATTAAACACACTAAAATTACTTACTAATAAGGACCACTATGAAAGCATATTGCTCATCAGCTAAATGCACAAACAACCACCCGTCAGGAAAGCCAACCGAAAAGCCTGGGATTAAGCTAGGCGTAAAGTCTTGTCCTGACTGCACATATTCCCTAATTTGGGTTAATGATAAGTTAGACCTGAGAAGAAAATCGTCAAATAAAAATGTTAGAAGTATAGAGAGAAAAAAGACGCTTACGGCAAATAATTACATTTGACATAAATTAACCGTGGGCTATGTTTTCCTTAAGGGGTGATTATGGAAATAAAAATGATTTTAAAGAACTGTCACGGATGCGGCAAAGAAATAAAAATCTCAGAAAACAGCAAACAGCTTTATTGTTCAAAGGCTTGTTTTCTGCTACTTGGGCCTAAGTGGATAAATAAAAATATGAAAATGAAGAACGTTAAAAAAGAATCAGAAACGATAGAGATAGATAAGTAATTTTTATCCCGTTGCACCGAGGGAGAAATATCGGTGCGCTTGAATGAAGCATTACGTATTTGGTTTCACCGCGAACAGATTTACAAGTCTCTAAGTAGCACCGAAGAAAGTATGTAATGTTTCATTGAAGCGTAAGGTTGTGTAAAGGGTGCCGGACCAAAACATTAAATCACAACGGGACAAGTAATTGGGGCCTTACGTTTTTTAACAAATAGGAGAATGAGATGACACTCGGAGAATTACTCAAAGGAAAGACATTGCCGGTTAAGGTTAAGTATAAATCTACTATTTTTGAAATATTTTCTATATCTATATTTGAAAATGCGGTTGGGTGCACTTTAGACGACAGATTTCCAGTTTTCATACCTCTGGATCAAGAGGGATGCACTCTCTACCAAGAACAAAAGAAGAAAATCATCCGGTATTTGTGGGCTAGTAGTTCTGGGCAAGTAACCGCAAGCCTTTATTCAGTAAATGAAATTGACCCAGGTATTTTTAATATCCGCCTAGACTGGTCAGCTACAGAATTTGAGGAAACATGAGCAACGAAACAAAGATGAATATTATTTGGTTCTCGAGTTTACTTATTATAACTTGCGTCGCACTAACTGGGATTGGCGGGATAGCATCAATCGCTTATTTATATCAGCAACAGCGAGCACAAAAAAACTGTGATAAGGCTATCGAGACGCTTATGAAAGTAGCGTGGGAAGATCCCGATGCGTTTGACATTGGTAACATGCTTGACACTGGAGTCTATAACTACATGTGTCCATCCGATGGATATGAGCCAGATAATATGTTCTTCAATACCGCAAGCGACGGAGATGAGACAATCGAAGTACAATATAAAAAAGCTTGTGAGTGTGCAAGATGAAAATTATTTTTGATAAAATAAAATGCTTTTTCGGATTTCATGATTGGGATTATAATTATTTACATGAAGATAATATGGAATATTGGAACGAGTTTAAAAAGTGTAAAAGATGCGGCAAAATAGCAGATAGAGAGTCTCTATCCAGAAACCATTTTCTTGGAGGGTAATAAATGACTAAAGAATTAGAAAATAAGAGAGATGAGTTGGCGCATAAAAGATTCGGGAAAGATTCAGATAATGAGAGAGTGTATGCTTTTGAAGATGGCTTCAACGCTTACCACGAACTAATGCAAGTCGAGCGTGAAAAGGTGGATGAGCTAGTGAAGGTATTGGAGTTTTTAGTAAAACACGAAGCAAAGGATGGAGAAGAATATGCTTGTACGTTCTGCGACATGGGCGGATCAGGATACTCCTCAAGAGGGGGAAATCATCATGACGACATAAAACATGTATGCCCTGTCTTTAAAGCAAGAGAAGCGTTGGCCAAGTTCCGAGAGGGGGATGTGAATCTAGACAGTATTTGTTCGCATCCTAAACCAACCACAGAAAGGCAGGACGGATGAAGAAAGTACTTATTATACATGATGAATTTGAAGGGGCAGGACCTTTATATTTTGATTTGGGAGACCCAAAAATTCCAAAAATATTGGTCAATTATTTAATTGATAACGTAGAACTAAACTCGATAAGAGAATTTGAATTAAAAGAAATAACAAAAGAAGAGTTCGATGCTTTGGAAGGTGATTAAATGACCCACGAACCTGAAATTATAGAAAAATATGATAATTATTTAGATATAGGTAAATCAATAATTGATAAAGCCTTAGAATTTAGATCATATTGTCTTAAGCTTGATTTAATAGAAAGAGAAAGAATATACGTTATTGGTAAAATTTTAGGTATGAACGTAGAAATTAAATTTAAGTATGAAAGGCAGGACGGATGAAAATTGAATCAATAACATGGCAACATGGAAATGACTTTGAAGCTATTCTAATTTGTGAACATTGCGAAAATAAGCAAAAGTTAAAATATGGATACAATGATTCATATTATCACAGCAAAGTATTGCCGAGCATTACTTGCAGTGAATGTAAAAAAGATAGATCTGGAAATATAACAGGCCAAAATTCACAGGGAACTAAAAGCGTATGACCCATGAACCGAAGCCACAAAAAACTAAAAAGCCAATAATTTGTGACGACTGCGGAACAGATAAAGATGTTAAGCAAACAATTTGCCCATTCCAGGACGACGTATATGGTAAGAGAGTTAAGGTAAAGTTATGCGACAAGTGTTACCACGAAAGATGTATGGATATTTAAGATGAGAAATAATGAACCGAAGCCGCGAGAGACCGAATGTGCCTGCGACCAAATCAACGCTCGCCAACCGAAAGAATTTTGGATTGATCAAATGACATTAACTCTTTTGGTCAATAGCGATTTAGAGCGTTGGATTGCATGGAATAAACCAGTTGAAGAGGCAACAATCCATGTCATTGAAATTGCCGCACTCCAATCCGCGCAGAAAGAGATCGAGGAGCTTAAATACAAAGTAACCGCTCTTGAAATTGAACTAAAGGAATTAAAATGATTAAAGTAACTGACAATTTATACAGAGGCCCAAGACCAAAAGATTTACAAGAACTTAAAGATCAAGGATTCACACAAGTTATAAATCTAGAATCTGGAATTTATGAATTTTTTCATGATGATAAAATGGAAAGACAATCTAAGAGTGAAGAGTTTGATGATATTTTATACAGAAGAATATCCTGCAATGATTTTTTACCACCAGAGGTATATAAAGTAACTCAGGCTATATATTATATGAGACAATATAGTGATTTAAAAACTTACGTCCATTGTTTAAGCGGAGTTGATAGAACTGGATTTGTTTGTGCAGTTTATAGGATGAAAGAGCAAGGATGGTCTTACGAAGAAGCTTACAAAGAGTGGGTGCAGCTTGGTAGACATTGGTGGTATGACTTTTGGAAATATGAACTTAAGAAATATGAGGTAAGAAAATGAAAGAACACTTAATTGTAGTTTCAATTTTTATTTGTTTAGTAATTATTTTTACCTATCCTGTTCTTACATATGTAGAACGCCGCAGCCATAAAGAATTTGAAACTTGCATCAACGACCAAGTAGAACTCTACGGCGACTTATGCGCTGAGAGTTCAAGCGGTTACGAAGATATGACAGGGCACGACGCACACTATGAAGGCGTAAAGTGTGCAGTCGAATCAATTAAAGCGTGTATTGAAGGAGAATTAAAATGAATGATATTGAGCAAGTAACAGGGACGCTTTCTCTATCTAATGGCGGCAATAGTCCAAGCGTCGCTAAATGCGAGTGTAATTGTACGGCTGCATTTTTAATATTAGCTTTTGCGCTAATAGCAAGCGTCGGCATATTATCTGCAATAATTTTTATTAGAAATAACTAACAAAAGGAGAATAAAAAATGAAATTAAGCGAATCAATGGAAAAGAAGATATGCGGTTTTATTCAAGATCAACAACCACAAAATCGCGACATAGCGAGTATATCTATAAGAAAAGGAGCAGAATATATGTATCGAGAAATGTTTATTGATTTTTGCAACATGATTCAGGCTGTTACTGACAGATTAGGGGATGACTCAGATTACGGAAAAAGAAAATTCGACGCGTCTCTACTTGAATTTAAGAACAAATATGATGGAGCAAGCAAATGACACTAAATAAACTTGCAAAGAAACTTCAGAAACAAGAAAAGAAAATTCAAAAACAAGAAGTATTCGATCTTGTGGTAGAGTTAGCGAGTAGAGTCGCGAACTTGGAAGGCAAGAAATCCCAAGTCAAGATCGGCGATATCAGAGAGATTCTAAAAATACTAGTGCAGATCGAAGATGAGAAAAGTCGCAACGACGAAATGGGCGATGTATCTGCTTTTCTATTTGATGAAACTGCGAAGCTTAGAAGAAAGCGTGAGAAGAAATGAGTAGTGCAGAGTGGATTTATAAATACATTATAAAAACAAGATTCTTTAATATTGCTAAGGTGAAGGATAAATTTATCAAAGAACCTAGGTTCAAACGCGAGAAAAAATATTTACTTGAATATAAATCCAATGATGAATGGAGAACAATTTACTTCGGGAGAATTAAATGACACTAAATAAACTTGCAAAGATGATTGAAAAGAAAAGAACTCATAAAGCAATGTCTAGGCTCGATGAGACGAAAGAGATGTTGAAGATTTTGGTTGATATTGACATCAACAACCGAGCGAGTGTTATCTACTACATAATTGGTAGAAGAGTGAAACATTTTAAGAAATTAGAGAAGGCGAAGAAGAAATGATTTACTTACTGCTAGCAATACTTTTACCAAGTGTTGCAACGGCCACATCAGAAGGTATAATCCCACTTGGACTACCAGGAGGAGGCACATCTAAAGCTATAATAGCATCGGGACCTGGACAAATAGCTTATCAAAACGCTGACAATCTTGAAGCCATTGAAACAGGAAAAGATGGGCAGGTTTTAATCCCTTGCAAAAACTACAGCTCTTGGAAATGGGTCGATTTAGATAAAGCAAAAGAAGCAATGGAGAAGTGTAAATGATTTACAGGGATCAATTTGGACTTTTAGTTAACGAGACACTTGACGGAATGGATTCATGTCTCAGAGCCGGGATGATGACTGTGTTTTCCGACAACGAGACTGGGATTTTTAAATATGTCGACCCAGTCTTAACGCCAAGACGACATCCATTTATGGAGCCAGCAAACAACCCAAAGAACTTTTCTAAAGATCAACTCATTCCTTTGATGGGTGGCCTTTATAAATTAGGCGATACTTTTTACACAAGACAAATCTTTTGGAAGTTATTCCGCAGGGGATTTTTCTGCTTTAATACTGAGAGGGATTGGCCCGGTTCTAAGAAATACTCTTTACCACATTATTTTTACAAGGATAGTTTCCCAACTAGTGACACAATCCCTTTTTTCATTTCGGATATATCTAAAGTAGATCCTTATGTAAACGGTGCTGTACTAGATGGTAGGAAAATTAAAATAGAATGGAAGGTATTCGATGCGCCAGACTCATTATTTTTATCGCCTCACGTTTTATGGTTCCTTGCTAAGTGCGCTCGTCTACATTTTATTGAACTATTATTGGCACCTATTGGCAGTATATGGTTATTTCTCAATGTACGTTTTCACTCTCAAAATCCCAATGATGAAAATAATCAAATACTTGTTGTAACAAAAACAATGGGGCAAAAGTGGGTTGACCTATATAAAAAGCACAATATAGCATGGATGATCCAAGTTTTTAATTATTGGTCAGGCCGTAATGAAGTAGAATATTATGACAACATTGTGGAGAATTACTGAATGAGAGCATTTATAGGAATAAGCGACAGAAATAAAAGAGTGGAAAGATTGGCAAATAAAGGGACAGTAAAACATATTGGCCTACCACAAGATATAAAAGATCAGATGGCAAAAGCGTCCAAGGTTAGGAGAATATGCATTGTTTGTCTAAAAAATGAGCAATTCTATTCTAAAAAATGTAAGGTGTGCCAAGGGATAAATTAGTTTTTATCCATCTTTTCTAGTTTTTTTGAAATCTTAATAAGGGCATCTAAATTTTCAACGACAGCTACGGAGAAATTCTCAACAAGGATTTCCTGAGTATCTTTAGACATATCGGTTTGGTGCATACCAATTCTAAAAAAAACTGCATGGAAAAATTCATGCCAAAATGTAGACAATTTCTCATCATATCCAGAGTCGAGCTTTATTTTATAAGTAGATGGCTCAAAACACCCCGCACAGTCGTCAGTCATTTTCTCAATAGAAATTACAACAACTTTACCGAATATATTTAATTTCATTTTTTTCTCCCTATCCATCGACCGTTAGAATCCAAAATCATTGGCATCAAAACCGGAAGTCCGTTTAAAATAACAGCGCAACCAATTACAGGGCGTTTAAGGTTTAGCTTGTTGTAGGCAAAAGCCAGTGAATCATTTTCAATCAAGCACCCGACTTTCATAGACCAGTACAGCCCTAGTGAATTTCCCCAATACCTTACCTCGAATGACTCATGAAAATGGCCTTGAACAACACTCATGCCCATTGATTGGGACAACCTAAGTCCATCGGATAACCGACCATGACAGAAATATATATACTGACCATTGCTTGCCATTAATGTCAGATCTGGCTGCCATTTCCACCCTTCAGGGGCCCCCAAGACTTCACGGTAAGATTTGAAAACGTGCCTTGGTAGTCCGTGAGTCTTGCCTTTGCGATAAACTAATGAGCCGTGATTTGATTCAAGTAGGTCCATTTCTGGGAACAATTTGAAAAGCGGCTGCATCCTAGCTATTGCCGTCTTTAGTTCATCGCTTGGACTCATTAGATCGGGGTCATGGTCATGAAAAGAGATGGCATGATAATCTAGCTCGTCCCCAATATTTATCACGCGGTCGGGTTTATACGTCGTTTTTAGGGCCGATAGAAATTCAATGCAGTCTGGATGATTGTAGGGAAAGTGTTGATCAGAGATAACTAAGATCGACTTATTCACTAGCTAAGAATATCAATATTGGTGGCAATTTCATTAAAAGCTTATAAATTGAGCAAATTATGGACCAACATATAGAAAACAATGTTGTCATCGAGCATTAAATATGATCTCATTTAATTATGGATGGATTGGAAACTATTGAAAACAATCTAAAACATGAAATAATAGAGCTGCAAGAGCTTATCGAGAACATGCAGGACAAGGGCGTACCTAGTTTTAATAAGTCACAAGAGCTAGAGCAGAAACAATTAGAGCTTAAAAACATACTCAAATTTTTAAAAAAATCAGGATAAGTCGTTAATCGTACATTGACATTAGGACAATTAGGACTTGCAATCCGGCAAAAATTGCCGATCTAATATAGATATGGCGCAAAACAATCCAAATGGGATAAAAAATCTTAAAATATTTCAAAAAGGTAAATCTGGAAACCCTAAAGGCAGACCAAAAATGTCAAAAGAGGCCCTTGAGATAAGCCAGCTCACTAAACAAGAGTTTGCTGAAATCTCAAGCTGTCTAGTAAAGGGCAATGTTAACGATCTCCAGGACATCATAAACGATAAATCAAGCTCCGTTCTGCAGGTTATGGTTGCCTCAGTTGCAATTAAAACGATAAAGAAGGGTGATATGCAGTCTTTAGACATTCTTTTGAATCGTATAGTTGGAAAGGTGGCCGAAAAAGTCATGCACTCCGGCGGGATCCAAGGTGTTGCATCAACGGTAATTGTTCAACTTCCCGATAACGGCAGATCAGTTAAGATATAAATGAGTGTCGCATACCTAAAACCTCAACCAGGACCACAAACGGACTTCCTAAACTCTCCGGCTGACATTGTATTCTATGGCGGTGCCGCCGGTGGTGGGAAATCATACGCCCTACTTCTTGAAATGTTAAGACACTGGGATAACCCTTTAATGGGTGCCGTAATATTCAGAAGGAACTCAAAACAGATTAAAAGCCTCGGGGGACTTTGGCAGGAATCAGAGAAAGTCTATTCACAATTAGGAGCCGAACCGCGTCAATCTACTTCGGAGTGGTTCTTCCCAAAAGGTGGAAAGATTAAATTCGACAACTTAGAGTACGACAGCAACGTATATGACTGGCAGGGGTCTCAGATTCCAATAATAGGCTTCGATGAGCTTACGCATTTCACTGAGAATCAATTTTGGTACATGATTTCCCGTAATAGGTCAGACTCCGGCATTAAAGGATACATCAGATGCACCACCAACCCAGACGCTAACAGTTGGGTGCGAAAGGTAATTGACTGGTGGATTGGTCCAGACGGATTCGCTATTAAAGAGCGGTCAGGAGTCATCCGGTGGTTTATTCGACAGAACAACTCGCTAATTTGGGGGGATACAAAAGAGGAGCTGATGGAGAAATACGGGGACAAGTTTATCCCTAAAAGCTTCACGTTCATCCCAGCACTATTATCCGATAACAAAATCCTCATGGATAAAGACCCAGGCTATCTCTCAAACTTAATGGCTCAGAACTTAGTAGAAAGAGCCAGACTTCTTGACGGGAACTGGAACATTGTAGCATCAGCCGGAAACTTCTTCCGCAGAGAGTGGTATGAAATCATCAACGAGCTTCCCAAAACAACCCCAGTAGCACAAGTTAGATTCTGGGACCGCGCAGCAACTAGGCCACATCCGGGCAATACAGACCCAGACTGGACCAGGGGGCTTAAACTGTACGCAAATCCTGGCGGTAAATACGTAGTCGTCGATCTTCGATCGGACCGCAATACACCATTCAATATCGAGCAGCTGATTAAAATTACAGCAAATCACGATGGGCATAACACCAGAGTCGTATGTCAGCAGGACCCAGGCTCAGCCGGAGTACAGGAAGCCGAGCACTTCGTTCGAATGTTGAACGGATACGACGTTCGCACCAGGACCTTTATAAAAGACAAAGAGACCAGAGCAAAAGCTATTTCAGCACAATCCGAGGCTAGGAACGTTTCAATACTCCGTGCGCCATGGAATGAAGAATTTTTTTCTGAGCTTGAAAACTTCCCAGAAGGTATGCACGATGACATTGTAGATACTTTTTCTGGGGCATATAACGAAATAAACGATACGTCCTCAATTTTTGATGTGCTCTAAAATAAACGGAGATAAACGAAATGGCGAAAAAAATAGCGGTAAAATCATCACCAAAAACTAAATCAATGCCGACGCAAAGCGGCAAGATAATGAACTCTAAATTCAGAGATGGATCAGAGAATACCCTCCAGAACGGTTTATCCGACGCTTTGGGGCTAAATACTCTAGTAGGGCCAGGGTTAGGAACACAGCTTTCCGAGGCCGATACGCTATTCAAAAACAATAGATGGTACCTCATATCGAACATGAGGAGTCTGCTTTCACAGATATATGTGGAGCATGGGATAATTCAGAACGTGATCGATGTGCCAGTAGATGACGGACTACGCGGTGGCATATTGATTCAGTCCAAGCAGCTATCCGAGGAGCAAATCAACGACCTATTAGTTAGCGTGGAGCGGGATAATGACATCTCAAAAGTAGGTCAAGGTATGAAGTGGAATCGGCTTTATGGCGGTGCTGGAGTTTTAGCTATAACTGGTCAGAACCCAGAGACTCCACTGGACATAAAATCTATTTCATTGGACAGCCCATTAGAGTTTAGACCTGTCGATATGTGGGAGCTTTTCTGGGACAAGCAAAATGTAGAGGGATATAACCCAGAACTTCAGGAGCATGAATTTGAATACTATAGTTATTATGGGAAGAAAGTTCACAAGAGCCGAGTTCTGAGGATGGAAGGTCTTGTTGCTCCAAGCTTTATCAGGCCACGACTTCGCGGCTGGGGATTCTCGGTCATTGAGGCAATGGTGAGATCAATAAACCAGTACTTAAAATCTAACAATCTAAGCTTTGAGGTTTTAGACGAATTTAAGCTAGATGTTTATAAACTAAAGGATCTCAAAAACACTCTACTTCAGCCAGGTGGAGACGCTAAGGTAAAGCAACGCGTAGGGCTTGCGAATGGACAAAAGAATTATCAGAAAGCCGTTGTACTAGACGCTGAGGATGATTTCGACCATAAACAACTAAGCTTTGCCGGACTATCAGATGCTATGAAAGAGATCAGAAATCAAGTCGCGGCAGATTTAAGGATGCCACAGACTAAAATCTTCGGTCAATCATCGGCAGGTTTTAATTCAGGCGAGGATGATATTGAGGTCTATAACTCTATGGTTGAGGGAACGGTTAGAAATAACTGTAAGCCTATCATTCTGAAGATCATTGAAATAAAATGTCAAAAGTTATTCGGTATGATCCCATCCGATCTAAAAATAGAGTTCAAGCCTTTAAGAGTCCTATCAGCAGAGCAAGAGGAGACTGTAAAAACTAACAAGTTTAATAGAGTCTTAGCGGCCAGAACTGCCGGAGAAATTGACTCACTGGAATTTAGAGAGTGCTGCAACAGAGATAATCTTCTACCGATTCAATTAGATGTAAAAAACATCAATACAGAAATCGACACAACTGATACTGAAGAAGAAGTGCCGGAAGATAAAGAGTCACTACAAAATTCCTTAGAGTTTGATAAAAAAGCATTTGAAGTGGACGGGGGCATAGGTCAATTTGACCCTAAAAGAGCACAGCTATACCAAGATGACTACAGATTCGAGGATAAATCCTTATATAAAAAGGCTAAGGAAGCATCTCTAAAGCTTTTCGGTAGGGAATATTGGCAATTTATTTTGTGGAAATATAAAGAACTTGGTGGAAAAGTAATATGAAAAGGAGAATTTTATGACATGGAGTCCAGGCGTAACGATCGAAGACTTAGAAAAAGAAGCGGTTATCAAAGCATTTCGTTTTTATAACCAGAATAAAACACACACAGCAAATTCTCTTGGCATAGCCATCAGAACTTTAGACTCAAAATTGGAGCAATATGGAATCATCAAAACCGAAGAAACAACAGTACCAACTACAGCAGGAACAGACAAAACTAATGAGCAAAATGATGATAAGGCCGAAACCAGGCTTTCAATTCAACCCGCTATTGAAAATACCAAGGAACATGCCTTGCCCATGTCAGAGCAAAAAGAAGTTCAAGGATTGCCATTTAAACAAATTGCAAAAAATAGTAGAAAACGCAAAAGCGGTTGAATACATAAAAGCAATGGAAGCGGTCGATTTAATTAGATTCACAGATGATATGCGAGAAAAGATGATATGAAAGCACATCCAGATCAACGATGGGGAAATATTAGCTACGCACAGCATGGCGATGACTTTATGATTATCAATTTATTCGAGATGCTCGGTATTGATAAGCCTTCCTATATTGATTTGGGAGCACACGACCCTGAGATAATTTCAAACACAGCATTGCTTTATCAGCGAGGTTGTCGCGGAATAAATGTAGAGGCTAATCCAAATCTAATCGAGAGGTTCAGAAAAGAGCGACCTCAAGATAAGAACCTAAATGTAGGGGTTAGCAATAGAAATGGTAAAGCTACCTTCTATATGTATTCCGACAAATCAGGTAGGAACACATTTAGCTATGAGGAAGTCGAGTCACTAAAAGGCGTAATGACTTTAAAATCAACTTGTGAGCTAAAGATTATGCACGTTAACGAGATCATAAATATGTTCTGGATGGGAATGTGGCCGAACTTCCTATCCATTGATCTTGAAGGTCTGGACTATGAAGTAATAGAAGCGATGGATTTCTCTAAAACAGCTCCAAAAGTTATTTGTGTAGAGGTTAGAAAAGGCCAAGGAGATAAATTTAGAAGGTTACTATCAACGAAAGGCTTTGAAATCTATTGCAGAATGGGAGAAAACCTATTCTTTGTTGATAAAAATCTAATCTGGAAATGCTACTAAATGAAAGAAATCAAACTAAAGCCACTTAGAGAAAAGCCAGAATACTATGACGAGATCGAGAAAGAGATCATTCGTCGCCTCAAGCAAGAAATCTATTTGCCAATCATTAAGATTCTAGGCGCAACATCTAACACTTTAAAGAACTCTAAGGAAGACCTTGTAGATGCTTTAAATTCAGGCAAGGTAGTATTCTCTAAAGGATCTTTCAGCGGTAAATTTAATTCTAGCATATCGAAAGAGTTGAAATTATTGGGCGCAACTTGGGACAGGAAAACATCATCTTGGAAAATGCCAATGTCTGCTATCCCTATGGACATTCAAGTTGTAATAAGAGGAACGCAGAGCAGGTTTCAAGCGGTTCTAGCAAGTGTCAATAAACAGCTAACAGCTGTCGTTCCTGGTGCAGTTCTAGATAAAGCCAAGATGTCCAAGATTTTTGACTCTACAATATTTAAGGTTAACAAAGATTTTAAAGAGTCCGTTAAGAATATTGTCGTATCACCGGAGCTAACTAAAGAGCAGACACAGAAAATATCTACCGAGTGGTCCGATAATATGAACAAATACATTAAGGACTTCACTGAAAAACAGATAAAAGATTTGCGTAAAAAGATAATGGACAACGCAATGATGGGAAATCGTAGAGAAGAAATGGTAAAAGAAATTCAGAAAAGCTACGGAGTGTCATTAAATAAGGCCAAGTTTTTAGCTCAACAAGAGACCAGTTTATTCATGTCAAGTTTTAAGCAGTCTAGGTACGAAGCGGCTGGATCGACTGAGTATATTTGGACTACAGTTCATATGCCAAAAGATAATAAAAATGGTGAGCATATAAAAGGCAATGTCAGATATATGCACGCGCAACTTAACGGAACTAAACAGAAATGGTCCAGTCCTCCAGTAACATCTCCCGATGGAAGAAGAAATCATCCAGGCCAGGATTACAGGTGCCGATGCTATGCTATTCCAGTCATCAAATTCTAACCGGCAGAAATTGCCGACAGTCTAGTATAGTAAAAAATGTAATTGCAAAAGATTAAAATATCATTAACGATATAAAGACATTTAATCAAGAGGGGCTATTTTTTTAAAAAGCCCTCCAACTTTAAAGCGAGAATAAATGAAGCCTGTTAGATATTTTGGACTACACATGACCGAGGGAGTTGCAGAGTATCGTCAAGAAAACAAAGACGCGTTTAGAGTATTCCTGAATGAAAGCACTATAAAGAATATGGACGCCTCGTTTGCTGGGTGTCCTGTTTATGTAAAACATAAAGACAAAGTTGATTTCGATAAAATAGGAAAAGCAGAATCAGGCGAAATCGAAGAAGTCGGCTATGTTGTTAAGTCATTCTACAACGCTGCTGATGGTAAACATTGGGCTGAATTTCTAATCATAAGTGAGCGCGGAGTTGGTGCTATTAAAAATGGATGGAAACTTTCTAATGCTTATATCCCAGAGACTACCGGAGCAGGTGGAGAGTGGCACGGGGTTCGTTATGAGAAGGAAATCAAAAACGGTAAATACGAGCACTTGGCCTTAGTTCCTGATCCTCGCTATGCCGAGTCAGTTATCTTAACGCCTGAGCAATTTAAAGAATATAACCAAAATAAGGAAATGGATCTAAAACGATTAGTAAACGAAAAGGAGCAAAAAATGTCTAAGTTTAATTTCTTCAAGAAAGCAAAGATTGAAAACTCTGCTGATCTTGAAACAATGTTGGTAACTTTGCCAAAGTCAGGCAAAGAAGTCCAGCTAACATCTATTATCAACGAGGCTGATGAAGCTGAAGTTAAAAAAGATGAGCCAGCAATGGCAAACGGTGAGCATCATGTAATGGTCGGCGAAAGCAAAATGACCGTGAATGAGCTTTTAGGTAAACACGCAGAGCTATGTAATAAACTAGCCTCTATTGAAAAGCCAGAGCCTAAAAAAGAAGAAGTAGAAAATGGCGAAGATGAAGAAGCTAAAAAGAAAGCTTTGGAATTAGCAGCTCACGAAGAAAAAGAGATCGCTGCTAAAAAAGAGAATGAGAAGAAGGAAGAAGAAGATAAAGTTAAAAACGCTCTTGAAGAAAAAGCTAGATTTGATGCATTGAAAAATGCCCCTCTGGATAGCTTAAAAAATACAGTAAAAATTCAAACATCTACAGACCGTATGGAGCTTGGTAAAGCTCGTTACGGATCAAGAAAGTAAGGAGTAAAACATGGCTTATGCAGCAGGAGAAATTTCAGCTGGGTTTGTAGGTTCATTTAGTGTGCAACTATTTTCTGAAGCAGCTTCAGGCGGTACTGGACCATATACCTATCAATGGTATCGTGATACATCACCAAGCTTTACACCAAGCGGAGCTAATGATTTAGTTGGTAAAACAGCACTTAATATTATCGAC